GACCCTAGATCTGTAACTACTGCAGATGGTATGCCAAGAAACTACATACCAACTGGAGATGAAACAGAAGTAAGAGGTACAAAGAGAATGCTTAAGGACAAAAAGAAAACAGCTAAGTGGTACTAGTATGTGGTTTTCAGCAATTAAATTAGCTGTATCTGCTGGTAGTAAAATTTACGCCAATAGGCAGAAGGCAAAGGTCGCGATGTCTGATGCTCAACTACTGCACGCTGAACGACAAGCTCGAGGTGAGGAAGCTTACCAGGGTAAGTTGTTAGAGGCACGTCAAAACGATTACAAGGACGAATTCGTTCTCGTTATTTTGTCGGCGCCCATAGTGGTGCTCGCCTGGGGGGTCTTCAGTGATGATCCGGGCGCTTTGGAGAAAGTAAAAACTTTCTTCGAACATTTCGCGGCACTGCCGACTTGGTTCAGTACCCTTTGGATCCTCGTCGTCGGAAGTATTTTTGGAATAAAGGGAACACAAATCTTTAAGAACGGAGGAAAAAAATAATGCCTAATAAAAGATTCAACAAGCAGGTCCCTGGTTTTAAAATAGGTGGACGTGCAAAAATGATGGGTGGTGGAAGAGGAATGATTTCTGGCACTCGAAGAAAAGACGAAGCATCTGGTTTTTATTCACCTGACATGGGAATGAGAGGTGGAAAAATGATGAGAAAAGGAGGAAGCGTGAAAAAAGTTGGTAAGAAAAAACAAGGCTTCAAAGATAGAAAAGATGAATCTATCGCTATGAGAATCCGAAAGAAAAGAACTGCTAAACAATTAAAAGCTAGCAGAGATGAGTCTTACGGAAAATTCGGTAGTAAAATGAAGAAAAAAGGCAAGATCAATAGATAATGTCTAGCAAAAAAAATCTTGAGAAGTTGTTAAAAACTTTACAAGGTAAAAAAAAGAAGAAACCTAAAAAGCCTTCCGCACGTTTGGAGGCTTTGCGGGGAAAAAAATTTTTTAGACGTGGAGGTAAAGTATAATGGCTGGTAAAGGTTTATATGCAAACATTCACGCTAAAAGAAAACGTGGAGGTAAGATGCGAAAGAAAGGTGCTAAAGGTGCACCTAAAGCATCTGACTTTGCAAGAGCAAAACAAACAGTGAGGAAAAGATAATGACAAAGTTATGTCCTAGAGGTAAGGCCGCAGCGAAGCGAAAATTTAAAGTGTATCCGTCAGCATATGCTAATGCCTACGCTTCTAAAATTTGTGCAGGTAAAATCAAAGATCCATCTGGTGTAAAGAGAAAAGATTTTAAAGGCCGTAAGCCAGCACGTGATGGTGGATTGATGGTTGATGAAGATATGACTATCATGATGGAAGTGTAATGGCAAAAAACGGTTTAGATAAATGGTTCAAACAAAAATGGGTGGACATTGGAAGTAAAAAGAAAGATGGTTCTTTTGCTAAATGTGGCCGTTCAAAACAGAAAGCAGACGCTAAACGTAAGTATCCAAAATGTGTCCCGCTTGCAAAAGCAAGACGAATGTCAGAGGGTGAAAGAAGATCTGCAGTAAAAAGAAAAAGAGCAGTAGCACAAGGAGTTGGTGGTAAACCAACTAATGTTAAAACTTTCACAAGAAAGAAAAGAGCATCAGGAACTCCAGCTAGTGGAGAAAATTCAATGGTAAGACAAGCACAAAGAAATTATATAGGTAGCTATGTGTCTGGAGATTTAGGTGGAGTAAATGTAGGAAATAAATCTTACGCAAAATATTATTCTAATCCTGGTTTTAAAATGCCAAAAATATCATGATATCAAGAAGTCAAATGCCAAGAGAATTATATAACAAAGGCACTATGCCTAAAAGAAATAAAAAAAACTTTAGGCCTACTAAGGCCGGAGCAGGTATGACACGAGCCGGTGTCAAAGCATACCGAAGATTAAATCCCGGTTCTAAATTAAAAACAGCCGTGACTGGAAAAGTGAAGCCAGGATCAAAAGCTGCTAAACGTAGAAAATCATTCTGCGCAAGATCACTGGGACAAATGAAAAAATTTCCTAAAGCAGCGAAAGATCCTAATTCTAGACTACGTCAGGCTAGAAGAAGATGGAAATGCTAAAAGCAAAAACTAAAAAATTTAACGGTCGATCATACAAAATTTCTCCACTAAAAGAGGGACCCTATAAAAAAGGTCTTGTAAAGAATTTAATGAAAGCTAGACGTGAGGTCAAAGTTGCGTTAAATAAGAAAGATAAAACACTTGAACGAAAAGCTCGTAATAAGGTGCATAAATTTAAAAAAAAGTTAGGAGAACGATAATGGTAAAAAAACTAAACAAGGTAGCAAAAGCTTTAGGCAAAGCTTCTAAGTTACATAAAAAACAATCTAATATAATTAAAAAACATATTAAGGAGATGAAACGTGGCGGATCCAAAAGTAGGAACAGGTAAAAAACCAAAAGGTTCTGGTAGAAGATTATACACAGATGAAAATCCTAAAGATACAGTTAGTATAAAATTTGCGACACCTACAGACGCAAGAAAGACTGTAGCGAAAGTTAAAAAAGTATCTAAACCTTTTGCAAGAAAAATACAAATCCTAACTGTTGGAGAACAGCGAGCCAAAGTTATGGGTAAATCAAAAGTCGCTGCTATATTTAAGAAAGGGAAAGATGCAATCAGACGAACTCATAATCGTAAGTAGAATACAAAAACTACTCAAAGATAAATACCACAACATTGGTGAAAGCATGATGGCGGGCACTGTTGACAATATGGAAAAATATAAGTATATGTTGGGACAAGCGCATACATGCGTAACACTTTTACAGGAAATCTCTAACCTGCTAAATGAAAAGGAGCAAAAAGATGAAAAAGGAACAGTCATCAAACTCGACACCAAAAGTTAAATATGCTTTGGCGGAGAAGTACGACGAACAAAATAAAGAAAAAAACAAAAAAGAAGTTGACGCCTACGAGCGTTTAAAATCAAAAGAATCAGATAAATTACCAAGACCAACTGGTTGGCGAATGTTAATTTTACCTTTTAAGATGGCAGAAAAATCTAAAGGTGGAATTATTTTTGGTCAAGAAACTTTAGAGAAACAACAAGTTGGTTCAACATGTGGACTTGTATTAGCACAAGGTCCAGATTGTTATAATGACAAAGATAGATATCCAGAAGGACCATGGTGTAAAACTGGTGATTGGGTGATCTTTGCTCGTTATGCAGGATCAAGAATTCAAATTGACGGGGGTGAAGTACGTTTGCTGAATGACGATGAAGTACTTGCAACTATAGATAACCCCGAAGATATACTTCATCAATATTAAACATAGAAGGAGAAAACTATGCCAGATACAGACGATCTGAAAAAAACAGTTGACCTCGATACCTCTGGTCCAGCAATGGACGTCGATGTACCTGAAGTAAAAGAAGAGGAGATAGTAGAACAGAAAGAAGCTCCAGTTGAAGAGCCTACTGTAAGACCTGTGGTTGATGAAAAACAACCAGAGGATAAAACTTACGAGAATGAAAGAGAAACTAAATTAGAAGAAAAGAAAGATGATAAAGAATTAGAACAATATAGTGATAGCGTTCAAAAAAGAATTGCTAAGTTAACAAAAAAATGGAGAGAGGCAGAGCGTCAAAAAGAAGAAGCTCTTACTTATGCACAAACTGTTTTAAAAAAACAAAAAGATGCAGAGAGTAAACTTTCTAAACTGCAACCAGATTTTGTTGCTGTCACAGAACAAAGTATCACATCAGGCGTAGCAGCTGCGCAAGCTAAACTTGCAGCCGCTAGAGAAGCAAATGATCTAAAAGCTGAAGCAGAAGCTTTAGCCGCTATATCTGAATTAGGATACAAAAAAGCTAAACTTGAAGAAACAAAAGTTGCTCAAGAAGCTTTTGAAAAACAACAAAAGGAAAAACCTACTCCTGAACTTAACTTACAAAGAAGAGAAGTAGCACAACAAGGAACACCAGATCCTAAAGCAAGCGCGTGGGCAGATAAAAACACGTGGTTTGGTCAAGATACTGCTATGACTTATACTGCTTTTGATCTTCATAAAAAGTTAACAGAACAGGAAGGTTATGATCCTTCAAGTGACGAGTATTATTCTGAAATAGATAAAAGAATAAGACTTGAATTCCCGCACAAATTTGCTAATAATAATAGTTCGGGAGAAAATACACGACCTGCTCCGGTACAAACAGTAGCTTCAGCGAAGCGAAGTACCAAATCTGGTCGCAAAACTGTGAGGCTCACACCATCACAGGTCGCAATCGCTAAAAAATTAGGTGTGCCACTTGAAGAATATGCGAAACAACTAAACATCACGAAGGAGGCTTAAGCATATGGAAAATAAAAATGATAAAAAAACCTCTCGTGCGAGTCAGACTAGAGAAAAAACATCTCATAAAAAAGTCTGGTCTCCACCATCAGCATTAGATGCGCCCCCTGCGCCTACAGGTTTTAGGCACAGATGGATAAGAGTTGAGTCTTTAGGATTCCAAGACACAAAAAATGTGGCTGGAAGAATAAGATCAGGATACGAATTAGTGAGAGCTGACGAATATCCAGATACAGATTATCCAATCGTAGAGGACGGAAAATATAAGGGGACAATCGGTGTTGGCGGCCTAGTGCTCGCTAGGGTACCTGAGGAGATCGCAAAGCAGAGACAAGAATACTATGCTAAACAGCATGCAGAAAAAGTCGAAGCGGCAGATAACGATCTTATGAAGGAAGAGCATCCAAGCATGCCTATCAATATTGATAGACAATCGCGTGTTACTTTTGGTGGCTCAAAGAAATCCTAATTAGGAATTCACAAACCATCGAGATAACATAAACCCGTACTGGAGGCCCGCAAGGGCAGGTACAACTATAAGGAGGCCTCTATGGCAAAAACAAACAAAGACGCTGCTTTTGGCTTAAGAGCTATTGGCAAAGTCGGTCAGAATAGAGACAACCAGGGTTTAGGAGAATACAGTATATCATCAGGTGATACTACTCAGATCTTCTTCCAAGACGCGGTTTCAGCAACAGCGGCTGGTACAATTCACCAAGCTGCAGCTTCTGAAGCTTTCCTTCTTGGATCACTCAATGGTGTCTTTTACACTGATCCAACAACTAGTAAGCCTACGTTTGCTAATAACTATCCGGGTTCAATCGCGGCTAGTGATATTAAAGCTTTCGTAGCTGATGATCCGTACGAACGATTTGAAATTCAGTCGAACAAAACTTCTGCGCACGCGCAGTCAGATGTGTTCAACAATTACAACATCGAAGTAACAGCTGGAGATTCTGCGAATAATGTTTCTAAATCGGAACTTAATCACGGTACAGCTACTACTGGTACGGCTCAATTAAAAGTAACAGGTATCTCAACTGATGTGAACAACAATACAATTGGCGCTGCTAATTTGAACTTTGTTGTTATGATCAACGAGCACCTGTATAACGCTAAAAATAACGGTATATAATAGTTAGAATAGGAGAAAAAACATGGCTATATCACGAGGACAACTAGTTAAAGAACTAGAACCAGGCCTGAATGCACTATTCGGACTGGAATACAAACGTTATGAGAATCAGCATGCTGAGATATATGTAACAGAAACTTCAGACAGGGCGTTTGAAGAAGAAGTTATGTTATCTGGTTTTGCAAATGCTGCAGTTAAACCAGAAGGTTCTGGCGTA